ATGGTGGAGGCCGACGATTTCATTCCCTGCGCGAACGACCTCGACGAATCCGTTTCCGGTCTGGAAGTAATCCTCGGCAACGTCCCCGATCACATCCTGCCACGAGACCCGGCAAAGCTCATCCAGCGCCATCTCGGCCTTCGAGGTGCTGCGGTCGGACAGGTCCAGATCATCCTCTTTGTTGACTCCCCGGGGCTTCTGGGGAAGCTGGATACCCCCGGGCTTGGCCGGGCCGGCCGGGGCCGCCGGAGGCATCGTGGCCATCTGGGCCATCTCCGCTTTCTTCTTCCTCTCCTCCTCGGTCACCAGGCCCAGGCCCACCGTGGCCTCCTTCTTGGTCTCGATGCAGGTGCTGTGGTGGGAGTTGGACTCCTTGAACTTGGTCACCAGCTCGAAGTTGAAGGGGTGATACTTCAACCCCGGGCAGGGATCCTGGGAGGACTGCGTTTCGTCCCCCTTGAGGATCTGGAGAAGGGACTTCCCACCCTGGTCCGGATAGAGCAGATGAGTGGAAGCCCCGACGATTTTCAGGATCTTTGATGGCTCCATTGCACTTCCTTTTGATACGGGCATCAAATAGAATTTTTTAACCGCACATCCAGGATGATGTGCTATCCTGTCCATGATACCCCTACATCCTGGACGGGAGGAATTTTCATGGCCAAGAGGCTCAAGAACCCGAAGATCAAGTGGGTCTCTCTGTGTCCCGCAGGGAAGAACCGCCTTCCAGTTTTGTTCAAGGCGGACGGGACCTTCGAGGTGGAGATGCTCTCCAAGATGGACGCGGAGGGCCTCTTGACCGCCCTGGTCTACGTCCCAGACCTCCTGGACTCAGACGGGGAATTCGCCGATGCAAAGACAGTGAAGGAGATGGCCTATAGCTTTCAGAAGGAAGGAGGACAGATCGACCTCCGGCACGATGGGAAGGCCCTGGGAGCTGACCGGGCCTGGGTCGCCGAGACCTTCATCGTCCAGAAGGGGGACCCGAGGTTTGAGGGGTTCCAGACTCGATCTGGTGAGAAGGTGAGCCCCGTGGGGTCCTGGGGAATGATCATCAAGGTGGAAGACCCCAACCTTCAGAAGCTCTATCGAGACGGCGATTGGCATGGGGTTTCTCTGGCCGGGGAGGCCGAGAAAGAAGACGCGGGCCAGGGTTGGCTCCGTAGAATGTTCAGTAAACCAAAGGAGTCGAACAAGATGGAGAAGGAAGACCGGGATCTCCTGAAGTCCCTTCAGGATGGTCTGGCGGCCCAGATGACTCAGGGCGCGACCCTGGCCAAGGCCGTCGAGTTCCTCGTCAAGGCTCGCCAGGACGATCTGGTCGAGCGTGCCAAGGTCGAGGCCGAGGCAAAGAAGACCGCTCTCGACAAGGAGAAGACGGACCTCAAGGAGCGTGCGGAGAAGGCCGAGAAGGACCTGGTGGAGCTGAAGAAGTCCATGGGCATCTCGAACCAGAGCACGGAAGACAAGTCCGAGTCCATCGTCCCCTCGTTCTATGCGGGGATGAACCTTCGCAAGGAAGAGGCGGATGAAGTCGCCGAGGCCCTGAAGGTGATCGAGCTGATGAACAAGGGAGGCAAGTAATCATGGCTTATGCCGCCAACGAGCTGTTCGGGCAGGGCAGTTACGATGCCTACCCGAGGATTCAGCCGGAGCGAGTGCTGCCTTGCACCTTCTCTCCGGACGTTGCCGAGACCGAGCTGGCCGTGGGGACCCCCGTGGCCTTCGATGAGGCAGCTTTCAACTGGAAGGTCTGGTCCGCAGCCGGAACCGGGGACGTGGACGAAATCAAGGGTTTCATCTATCCCGATACCGTCCAGCTCGACGGATCCGGGGAAGTCATCGCCCAGGTGATGGTCAAAGGTCAGATCGAATACGCTGACATCGTTCTTCCCGATGGGGAACTCGCGGCCGACCTGCGTGAGGCTCTCCGGACCCAGTGCCTGGCTCGCGGCCTCATCGTGCGCGGCCTGACGGAGGTGAGGTAATCATGGCTTACACGATTGATCCCCTGAAGTGGACCACCCTGACCCTCCTGATCAACGAGATCAAGGGGCCCCAGAACTTCCTGAAGAACCTCCTCTTCAGCGACGTTCAGACCCTCAGCACCGAGACCGCCGAGCTGTCCTACCTGACCGGCGGGATCGTGGCGGCCCCCTACGTGAAGAAGAACGGGGAAGCTCTCATGGTCGGTGGCCTCGGGCAGTCCTTCGCCACGGTCACCATGCCCAACATCCGCATCAAGCGGCCGTTCACCCCGAGTGAACTCCTGTTCACCCGCCGGGCCGGCACCAGCATCTTCATCGACGCCGGAGCCCAGCTCTCGGCCCTCACCCGGCACATCGCCCGGGACCTGAAATACATGAAGGACCAGATCGAGAACACCGAGGAAGTTCAGGCTTCCCAGGCGCTGCTCGGGACCATCTCCTACGAGGTTGCGGATCAGGAAGTCTTCCAGGTGACCTTCCCCCGCAGCGCGGCCAATGCCTACACCGTGAGCCCCCTGTGGTCCACGACCAGCAACCCCGAGGCCGACATCCACGCTGTGAAGCGCCTGACGAGTGATGGAGTGGGCCTGTCTCCCACCCACATGCTCCTCGGCCGCAACGCTGCCGATGAGTTCCTCAAGAACGCCCGGGTCTCGACTCTCCTCGACAATCGGCGCATCCAGGCCGGCGGGGTGAATCTTTCCGGCCAGTTCAACCCCCAGGGCGCGATCTTCCTCGGGGACTTCTGCGGAGTCCAGGTCTGGGAGTATGGTCGCCAGATCTCCGTCAACGGGACCGCGACCTCGATGATCCGCAGCGACTATGCGGAACTGGTGTGCGCCTCTCCGGATGCGGAGTGGGGCAGGCTCTACGGGGCCATCCCGGACTTCGATGCTCTCCAGGAGCGCAAGTTCCAGGGCCAGATCTTCGCCAAGAGCTGGATCACCAAGGACCCCAGCGCCTTCATCGCTCTCGCCCACTCCCGTCCTCTCTGCGTCCCCCGCAGGCCGGATGCGAGCGTGAGCCTGAAAGTCGTCTAAGGAAGGGACCCATGAGGAAGCGCACGGCAGTTTCTAAGTTCTGGGGGTTGGATCCCAGCAAGCTGGAGGGGAAGACCCTTCAGGAGCTGCATATCCTGCTCGTGGAACGGAACTACCGTGCGCCCCTCCCGGGGACCGTGGAAGAAGCTATTCAGATCCTGAGCAGGGAATGGAGGGGCCAATGAGTCCGTTGTTCATTGCGAACGTCGATACGCTAAAAGCGAATCTGAGACTGTCTGGCGCCTCCTCCCTGTCAGGATCTGATTTTGATACCCTGCTCGATCAGGCGATCCGTAAGGTCCGTCTGCATTTCAGAAGGAGACTCAGCCAGGCCAGGATCGAGGCGATCCAGGCGTATACCCAGGATTCCTCGCCCGCGAGCCCGGATGAAAACAGCGAATACTTCCGCGAGATGGCCGAGCTGGCCGAGATCGCCATGGTGAAGCTGGAGCTGACCTTTCTGCTCCCGATGATCTTCATGGATGCTGGAGCCAGCAACCGAGAAACCTACAACGATGAAGCCGCTTTCCGCAAGGCTGGGATGGACGAGCTGAAGGCCCTGCGGGCTGCCCTGACCATAGAGATCAACCAGCACTTGGACGGCCTTTCCAAGATGGTCTTGGTAGGCCCCTACACCAACAAGTTTTCCTCTATCGGTCCGGACAGGCCCACCCGTCCAGGCGAAAGCATCAAATAATGGCCACCTACGTCTCCCAGATCCATAGTGCTCTGACCTCTGCGGCCCTGGCCGGGGTGTTTCCCCCGGTGAGCTACTCGGGTCGGGACATGACTGTAGATGAGGAGTCTTCTGTGGTCCCCTCCTCTGCCTTGGCCTTCGAGATCGCAAGCTCCTTCGGGCTTCCGATACGACAGAGAAGGGATCGGATGCAGGAGCGGCTGAACTGGGAGTGGCTGCTCGTGGTGGAGTTCAACACGACGGTCACTTTCGAAAGGTTCGAAGAGGATCTGTGTGCCTCCCAGATCCTGATCCCGAGAACAGATAGCCTGCGCCAGATCACACTGAGGTTGGTGGGAGCGGAATACGAGCATCCCGCCAGGCAGCAGGCCGCAAAAGGGTCCACGGCATCTTTTCGATTCGAAGCAATACTGTCCCCGGCTTAAGGGACGAGGAGTAACAAATGGCTGGCAGGAATACTTCTGGGCTCCCCAGGACCGAGGACTACAATCTCGGCCGTGGGAAGGTCTATTTCGCGGAACTGACTTCGGGCATTCCGGGGGCCTTCCGGGACCTCGGCAACGCCCCCGCCTTCAACATCTCGATGGAGACCGAGAAGCTGGATCACATGTCCAGCCGGGAAGGTCTCAAGCTCACCGACCTCCAGGTCGTGGTGAGCCAGAAGATCAACGTCTCGCTGACGCTGGACGAGATCAACTTCGAGAACCTGGCGTTCTTCTTCAGCGGTGAGTCGGATACCCGGACCAACAACGGTGGGGCCGCGATTACCGGAAACGGGAACCTCGTGGTCACCGACCAGGGACGCTGGTATGATCTCTATGAGGGCGCCACGGCCGCAACCAAGACCGCCGCCACGCGCATCTACGACATTGGGGAAGTGACGATCACCCCCAACGCCGGAGGCTCGGCCATGGTCGAGACCACGGACTACGTGGTGGACGAGGCCCTCGGTCGTATTTTCGTCGTGGATGGCGGGGACATGGAAGCCGGCTCCTACGATGTGGACGTTGCTCTCAACTCCACCGCAGTCGCCTTGGTCTCCCGCGTGAAGGCCGCCTCTCAGAGCGCCATCGTCGGCTGCCTCCGATTCGTCTCGGAGAACCCGGCGGACGCCGACAAGTGGACCGAATACACCTTCCACCAGGTCCGCCTCTCGGCCGAGGGTGACTTCGCCCTGATCGGTGACGACTGGACCACTCTTCAGCTCTCCGGTCTGGCCGAGCGCAATGCCACGGCTGACCCCCTGAGCCCGACCCTCACCATCGTCACCAACGAGTCCCAGGCGTAAATACCCTAGTTCGACCCGTGCCTGGTTAAGGGGAAATCCAGGCACGGGTCACTTTTTGTCTTGGAGGAACCCATGAGCTGGAAAGAGAAATTGTCGTTCATTTCACCGTCGTTCATCGAGCACCAGATTCAGGGCGAGACCTTGCACTTCTATCCCATCTCGCTCAAGCATGCCTTCGCCATCCGGTCGGTCGCGCAACCCATCGCCAAGGCCCTCACCATCATCCTGACCAAGCACGACGGGGACCAGGCCCAGCAGGCCAAGTCCAAGTTCAAGGCCGGCCAGATCGAGGACCAGGACATCAAGGTGGAAGCGATCTCGAAGGACCTGGCTTCCCTCCGGACCACGGAGAGGGCGAACGCTGTTTCGGATGCGATCAACACCTTGCTCGATCCGGAGAACGCCATGATCTTCGGCATCCTCTTGGTGGACTCTCTGCGGGACATCTTCCCCAGGGACACGAGCCGGGCAGACGCCAGGAATTTCGTGGAGGGCCTCGGGCTGGACGTTGCAACGGAGTTCCTGATCGGCCTCGCCCTGGCCAACAAGAAGGTGCTCGGCCCTTTTGCGGAGATGGCGGGGGAAGCGATGAAAAGAAGTCTCGCGGGACTAAGAGGAGAGGCGCCCCTGCCCGAGCCCGAGCCCCCAAGCGAGACTATTGGCTAGACCTACAAGACTCCGTGGTCCGGGGCGCGATGAACGGCTTGGACCTGGAGTGGCTGATGAACCTGGATCTCTTGTCGTTCGACTCGGTGATCGGAAGCCTTGACAGAGAGATGATGAGGAAGCATCGGATGACCGCCATCCTGACCCGGGCTGCCTACGGGGCCGACCAGAAGGGATGGAAGGACCTGATGAAGCACTTGAGTGAGGGCGGGGAAGACGAGTCGGATGAGAAGGAATTCCTAGCGAAATTCGGGGGAGGCATTTAATGGACAGGGGCCTGAACTATCGGATCACGACTGCCGCCAACCTTCAGGGATTGAAGGCTCTGGCGGTAGGGCTGGCGCAGACCCAGCGAGCCATGTCTCTGATGGCTCAGACCGCCAACCGGATGAATTCCTCGAATGACGCGGCCGCCCGGAGGATCGAGAGGTTGAGCCGGTCCGTCTCTGAGCTGAGGCTTCGGCTTGCTGCCGCCAGGACTCAGACAGCCTCCATGAAGCGCGGGGTGGACGACCTCACGACCAGCCTGGGCTTCTTGGGCCGGACGGTCCGGAGGTTCCTCACCTACTTGGTCCTTTTCGTGGCCATGGGAGCGGTGAAGAGGAGCTTCGACCAGATCACCCGGGCGGCCATCGGGTTCAACAAGGCCATGGAGGAGGGGTCCATTGCCATGGCCGGGATCATCCTGGCCACGGGCAAGTTTGCGGATGCCCAGGGGAAGGTTCTGTCCGTCTCTCAGAGTCTTCCCCTGGCAATGCAGGCCGGCCAGAGGCAGATGAAGCTCCTCCAGAAAGACGCTCTGGCCACGACCGGGGATTTCCAGTCCATGGCCGAGGCCATGCAGGTCGCCATCGCCCCGGGCCTCCAGGCCGGCATGACACTGGACCAGATCCGCATTCTGTCCCGCCGCATCGCCCAGGCCGCCACCGCGCTGTCCATGCCTGGTCAGCAGATGCCCGAGGAGATCCGGTCCCTCCTCGCCGGGACCATCCGGCCCCAGACGACCCGCATCGCTACGGCCCTCGGTATTACGTCTGACGACGTTCGCAAGTGGAAGGAGATGGGGACCTTCACCGAGGAGGTCCTGAAGAGATTCGAAGCCTTCGAGAAGATCGAGCAGCCCCTCGGCAACACCATGACCTTGCTGGTAAACCGGGTGAAGGATGCCTTCCAGGCCGTGGCAGGAACTGCCGGCGGGGGGTTCTTCCAGGAGTTGAAGAAACTTCTCAAGGACGTTTTCGGAGCGCTGACCGGAGAGGGAGAAAGTGGCCTTTCGACCGGGGCAGTTCAGGCCCTGACCGGGATGTTCAAGAGCCTGGAGGGCATCGTCAAGAGGATCAGGGAATACATCAACACGGCTGACCTATCTAATTGGAAAGACATTGGGGAGGCTATTGGAACCCTCTTCGGCACCTTGGGAGAAACCCTCTTCATCCTCTTCGAAAATCTGACGTTGGCTTCCGTTTTCATCTTGAAGGCCATCAAGAACATCAGCGATGCTTTCGGGGGAGTGGTCAAATACGTAGCTGACTTTGGGGTCAAGAGCTACCTGCTCCTGAAGACCTGGACCCTCGTCAAATCCGCAGTAGCGGGAATCAGCCTTTTTATGGGGAAGGCTGTCACTAGCGCCGCGCTTCTTTCGGCTACTTCAAAGACGTGGCTCACTGGATTGACTTCCGGCTTGGCAAAGGTCGGGGGAGTTCTGGCTGGGGTTACTCTTGCTATCCCCTTGCTCGATTCCGTTCTTCGGTCTGCCATCCCCGCAATGAAGAGTTTGCCCTCCATAAGCCAAGCAGCCATGACCTTTGGGAAGTCCATCTTCCAGGGAGCCCAGGCAACGGGAGAATACATGGCAGAGGTCAACAAGGGATTGGCCGATGCAGAAGATGCGGCAGATGGAGTGGTGAGGAAGGGAATGGTTCCCTGGAAAGATCGGGTGGCTGAGATCCAGCCCCTTATGATCTCCACCGGAGAGTCCCTCCAACGTCAGGAGGACGCCATCGCTAAGATGGTCAAGAGCACGGAGGCATTGGTCACCAAGTTCTCCCTGCTTCGGGATACCTCCTTCGCCTCCGGCCGGGCTGGAGAAATCCAGATGAAGATGCTCGACGCCCAGGTCGATGTGCAAACCAAGATCAAGGAATTGCTCTCAGATCAGCAAAATAGGATCTCCAGAATCAAGGCAATCGACAGGGACATCCTCGCCAACCGGCAGAAGATCGAGGGCCTCGGTGGCGAGCATCTGGATGAGTTCAACAAGCTCCTCAAGGCCGAGAATGCCAGGGAGTCCATTCAGACTGCCATGAACGACCTGAAGCTCAGGGAAGTGGAGCTTCAGAAAAAACTCAAGGAAACCGAGGGGGACACTTTCGACCTCTCCGATAAGCAACTGGCAGACAGACTCGACGCAACCAATGAGCTGCTCGGGGTCAACAAAAAGCTCGCGGTTCTCGAAGGAGGGATGGCAGTCATCAGGGACAGGACCTCCGGGCTCGGAGGAAGGTCCGAAGCCGCCAGACAAGCCGTCCTCAAGGAGATCGAGCTGGCTCGTCAGCGCAAGGGGGCCGAGACAGAGCTGAACATCCTCAAGGAGGATGCCCTTGGGGTCGAGGAGAAGATCCTGGAGGCCCTCTCCCTCCAGCTCGCGGTAGAGAATACCCTGGCGGCCAAGAAGATCGAGACCGCCAACCTGGGCCTCGGCCCCGCCCTCACGGCCGAGCAGGAGATCTTCCAGCTCCAGCTCAACCGGGCCAACCTGGCGACGATTGAGGCCGCCCGGGCCAAGCTGTCCATGGTCCAGGCCCAGACCCAGCTCAACCTGCTCAGGAGCGAAAACCAACAGAAGCTGCAGGTTTACCGGACTGAACTGGCCCAGGCCAAGACCGAGCAGAAGCGCGAGAGCCTCCAGAAGCTCATCAACGCTGAGCAGATGCAGTCCATCTTCCAGGAGGGCGAGCTGCTCCTGAAGCTCCAGGAAGCCACGGAGATCATGCGCCAGCAGCAGCAGATCGCCCAGGGGACCTTTGGAGAGGGTCTCCTGGAGGGGATGCGCCAGTTCGCCCAGGAGGCCCCCACCGTGTTCCAGGGCGGCCTAGACGTGATGAAATCGGCCCTGGACGCCTTCGCGGACCTGGTGGCGGATACC